TTATTAGCTATTTTATAAATAACTGACCATTGAAGAGGAGTACAATCTTGTGCTTCATCAATAATTAAAATCTTAAGAGGAGGAAAGTTAACTTCTTCAATTGTTCTTTCAATCATGTCATCAAAGTCTATTAAAGCTTTCTCCGCTCCTGATTTTTTATAATCTTCGTATACTCTAATTTTTTTTAACAAGACATCCAAAGAATCCTTTTGATAAGATTCTTTTTTATAAATTGCTTGAGGTGTGCTTAACATATTTCTTGATTTACTATAAATTCCTAAAGACCAGTCTTGATAAGTAAAGTTATCATCAGCTAGTCGTTTATCACTTTGTTTAATAATTTTTGTCTGTAAAGCAAAATCCACCATACAATCTTTAGGATCAAAAATATCTTCATCAAAATATCTTCGGCAATATTTATGTAAAGTTTTAAACCGGTAAAAATCTTCTGAGGTATATTGAGGAAAAGCTTTTAAAGCACGCATGGCTGCAGTATCGACAGCTTTATTGGTAAAAGAAATTAGAGCATACGAAGATTATAAAAAATCAGGAGCGGAAAAAGCTTTAATAGACTTTGATGACATGATTGAAAGAACAATTGAAGAAGTTAACTTTCCTCCTCTTAAGATTTTAATTATTGATGAAGCACAAGATTGTACTCCTCTTCAATGGTCAGTTATTTATAAAATAGCTAATAATGCCGAAAGGATTTATTTAGCTGGAGATGACGATCAAGCTATTTATGAATGGAATGGGGCTGATCCTAAATATTTTACTCACTATTTTCCAGGACGTAAAGTAAGATTAAGAACCACGAGAAGGTTTGGACATGCTATCCATCATTTTTCTCAAATTATCAGACGAGGCATTTTGAATAGCGCAGAAAAAGATTACACTTATTTAAAAAAAGCTGGGTATGTTAAACATTATTTAAACTTCAGAGAAATTCCTTTTAATAATTTAGAAGACACTTGGTACATTCTTGGGAGAATTAATAGAACAGTTAATGAACTACGAATGCTCGCTAAAGATTCGGGGTTGTATTTTTCAGATAACGAAGATATAAAATGTTTTGACCAAAATCAATGGGAAGCAATTAAATGTTGGACACGTCTTTCAAATGGAAAACAAATAAACAAAAAACAGGCAGAAAAAATGTATAAGTATATCCGGGAACTAAAAGATTCCAAATTCAGGACTTCAAAATTCTGGCATAGCGAATCTGATCTCAATACTTATGATTTTAAAAAACTTACTCAATCGTGTGGACTAGATCTCCCTCCATCAGCACAAAAGAAATCGTGGTGGCATATATTAAAAAGAAATTTTACTTCTCAACAAATTTTTTATTTTATAAGATTACTAAAACGATATGGACAAAATGAATTAGACGAAAAACCTAAGATCATTATCGACACTATTCATTCAGTCAAAGGAGGCGAAGCCGAACACGTTGTGCTATACTCTAAAGCTAATTATCCTTCTCACTTTAAAAGTAAATCAAGAGAGGAAAAAACGAACGAGAAAAAAGTATGGTACACAGGTGCAACTCGTGCTAGAAAGACGATTCATTTATTGAATACAGATTATAAATATAACTATCCAATAGGAGGCGACTACTTAACCTATGTTCAAGAAAAATAAGATGAGTTACCAACAAAGATTCGCACGCATGATTAAAAAAGTAAAAAAAGAAACTCGCTGGCGTGACATCTTTAAAATAGTTAAGGAAGTACAGAAAAGAATCAGATGAAAAATTTTAGATACGATAACCCACTTATTATTATACTTATCATTTTTATACATTTCAATATGTATGGATGCAGTAAAAATTCAGGAGGAATAAATTTCAATCCTGTGAGTACTATTGTCCAAGAAATAATCAAATCCGTAAATAAAAATGACTGATAAAGATATGTTTAAAAGTACTACCTATCAAACCCTGCAGGAGCAAGTAGGTGGAAAACATTATAAAGGAATGAAGATTCAGCCTGCAGAGTTTATTAATGAAAATCATCTAGAATTTGCCGAAGGCTGTGTCATTAAATATGTTTGTAGACATAAGAAAAAAGATGGAGAACAAGATATTGATAAAGCTATTGATTATCTCAAAATGATTAAAGAGAGAGATTATTCATGAATATACGAAAAGATGATTATGAAAAAACTGCCCAAGCCATCAAAAATAATCAATTCGCAGCACCAGAAGTCGTGGAATTATTTGAAGACGATGAAGAGTTTAAAAAATGGTACCACAAAAAATATAATATCAAAGATTATTACGAATTAAATTATGACTCGAAGGGAAGATTAAGAAAAGAATTTTTTTATGAGGGTAATAAATGGAAAGAGGAAGTAATAGTTAAAAAGAAAAAGAAGAAAGAAGTTTTATGAGTCTACAACTATCAATGAATTTTAAAAAACATATCTGGTCGTGTCCGGCTGAATACAAAGATCTGTCTCAGGCCAAAGAAATTGCAATTGATTTAGAGACGAGAGATGAAGGAATTAATTCTGGCCAGGGAGCAGGATGGGCTACTGGCAATGGAAATATTATTGGTTTTGCTGTCGCTATAGAAGGATGGCAGGGCTACTATCCTTTTGCACATTACGGAGGAGGTAATATGATTCCTGAGCAGGTAAAAAAATACATGAAAGATGTCTGCTCTCTGCCTTGCATAAAAATATTTCATAATGCTCAATACGATGTTGGCTGGCTCGAACAAGAAGGAATTAAAGTTAAAGGCCAAATTGTAGATACAATGGTGGCGGCTGCTATTGTAAATGAGAATCGATGGTCCTATTCTTTGAATGCCTTATCCAAAGATTATTTAGGAGAGATTAAAGCTGAAACAGATTTGATCAATGCAGCTAAAGAACACGGCGTTGATCCTAAAGGAGAAATGTGGAAGCTCCCTGCTGAATACGTTGGCTTTTATGCCGAACAAGATGCACGACTCACGTACCTTCTATGGCAACAGCTTAAAAAAGAAATTTTACAACAGAGTCTGGAAACTGTATGGGACTTAGAATCTAACCTACTCCCAGTATTGATCGCAATGCGTCAACGAGGGGTAAGAGTACAAGTGGAATTAGCTGAAAAATTACGAACAAAAATGCGGCTCCAAGAAAAAGAAATACTACTGGCCATAAAAAAAGAATCAGGACTAGACACAGATATCTGGGCAGCACGCCAAATCGCAACAGCTTTTGATAAGCTGAAGATAGACTACCCACGGACTGCCAAAACACATGAGCCATCATTTACTCAAAACTGGCTGATTAACTGTAAACATAAAATTGCTAAATTGATCGTAAGAGCAAGAGAAATAAATAAATTTCACAATACCTTCTTATCTTCTATCATGAAATACCATGTAAAGGGAAGGATCCATGGTGAAATAAATCAACTTAGATCCGATAATGGCGGAACTGTGTCGGGACGTTTAAGTATGTCCAACCCAAACCTCCAGCAGGTGCCGGCTCGCAACAAAGAGTTTGGGCCTTTGATCCGATCCTTATTCATTCCTGAAGAGGGACAGCTATGGGGCTCCTTTGATTACTCGCAACAAGAACCACGAATGACGGTTCACTATGCAGCTTCTATTGGTAATGGATATGCAGGCAGTAATGAATTAGTGGAAGCTTATCATAAAGCCAGCACAGACTTTCATCAGACTGTAGCAGATCTAGTAGGCATCGATAGAACTCAAGCTAAAACGATAGGTCTTGGATTGATGTATGGAATGGGAAAAAATAGATTAGCTACCTCTCTAGGAGTATCCAAAGAAGAGGCCAATGTTCTTATTTCTAAATACAATCGAAAGGTGCCTTTTGTTAAAATGCTTTCTGATCGATGCATGCAAACTGCAAATGATAAAGGGGTTATTCGAACCAAGAAAGGTAGAAAATGTAGATTCGATATGTGGGAGCCCAAAGACTTCGGCCTATTTACTGCGGAACCTTTTGATACTGCAGTAGCTAAATATGGACGAGACAATATTAAACGGGCTTACACTTATAAAGCTCTTAATCGTTTAATCCAAGGATCTTCAGCCGATCAAACTAAACAGGCAATGCTATCTTGTGCTGAAGCAGGATACCTTCCTATTATCCAGATTCACGACGAATTATGTTTTAATATTAATAAATTCAGCACAACCAACATTCCAAATATTAAAAAAATAATGGAACAATGTATTGAATTTAAACTACCTTTCGTAGTAGATGTAAAAACAGGCAAATCATGGGGAGAAATTTCGTGATTCCAGATGATGCTCGATACTTTGCTGGAATTTTAGATGGCGAAGGATGGGTAGACTGCACAAAAAGACTAAAGAAATGTTCCAATAATAAATCTTATAAATGTTCTAGTATTCATATTGAAATTCAAATGACTCATAAAGGAGTAATGGAATGGCTTAAGGAAAAAGCTGGATTTGGAACTTTACGTATGCGCAAGGCTGCTCCTCATCAAAATTTTGATAATTGGAGATGGAGGTGTTCTTTCAGAGATGCTTATAAATTAGCCAAAGATGTAACACCTTACAGTATTGTAAAGAGAGAAGTTTTACAACGAATCGTAGATCACTACGATAATTAAATGTATTTAGTTTTATACTTTACTTTTTTATTCTTCTTTTTTGCGTACTTCTTAGCTTTCTCTTTACCTTCCTTTGTATACGCAAATTTTTTCCCGTCTACTGTCGGCATTTAGTCTCCTTTTTTTATATTTTCTTCTTCGAATTCTAACTCACCAATAGCTTCATCTAATTCTTCAAATAATTCGTCTTCTTTTTCTTCCAATCTATCAAGAGCAACTTTTACTTTTTTTATTTTTTTTAATGCTTTACTCATGTTGCAATCGAAAGTTTTTCTTCTTGTTCCAATTCATTCTCAATTAGCTTCTTAACATCTTTAGTTTTAATTTCAATCCATTTCATGTCTTCACGTTGCGATGTTAAAGCTTTCCTGGCCCATTTGTGGTCCAGGTCTAGTTTGTCTTGGACTAGTTGTTGTAGTGCCATCCTTTACCTCCTCAAAAGTAATAAAGGTACGCTCTGTTACATAAAACCCTTCGTTCAAGTCCGGTTTTGCCGTACCCTCATCGACCATTTTTTTGAAGCTTAGTAGCGCATTTTTATCGCTTTCTGCATCGAGTGTAACATCATAATATGAACCACCCGACCTAGCTTGGATACGATAGTGCTTCATAAGTGATAATACGACAACTTGGGATAGAAAGTCAAGGCTTCACCTCTAGACAATCAAGTTGCCCTTCGGTGTAATAGTTACCACAATGGGGAGGAGTAAGGCTGTCATTATTTGCATTAATTTTAGCTATAATCTCGTCTATTTTGTCGCCACATTTGTTTAATGTAGCGTAGTATACACCAGGCCCTTCATAATATTGAAAGCAATTTACTTTATTAATCTCTGTTGTATCCGCTATACAAAAATATCCAAAAACAATAAAGGAAGCAAAACTCACTTTATATTCATATAGAAGGCTGTCGTACAACACAAGTATATTTAGTGCCGATTTGATGACGATTGACATATGCAGGACCTAACTCCCGAAGTGCCACAATTGAACGCTCATGAGCAGCTATGGAGCATTCAGACCATGTATTAAAGAGTTCTTTAGATTCCATAGGGGGAAGACAACCCCCTCCTTGTCCTGAAAAAGAGCATATCCATAGTATTAATAAAAATTTCATATTTGTATTGACATTTTTTATCCACTCCCATATACATAAGAAATAATGAAGTTGAAAAGCAAAAGTCCTTTGTTGAATACTATCATAAGCAAAGTGGATGATCTACTGGCGAAGATACCTTCTCATGATCATGACGCAGTGGCGTTAGAAGATTCTATGAATTTCGATCAATATGTAGATAGTATTAAAGAGTTAAAACTGCAAGATGAAACTGGAAGAGAGCTTCATCCTTTTAGTACCTATATTGCCAGCCGATTAGTCTACGATGAATTATCAGCAAGACGAGACGAAAAAAATGAATGGAAGGAACAATGAAAATAACTAATGTAATTTTAAGAATAAGAGAACATGAGTACGATAAATTAGTATCTGTTTCTATTGAAGATGTTATTCTTCATAATGATGAAGCAGAAAAAATAGCAGAGAATCTAAGAAAGATTAATGATATTAAAAAAGAAAAACTTAATCATTACCATGTAGCAAGAGTAACCTATTAATGAGTAATTGGGCAATTTTATTCTTAATACTAATATTAATGCTAGCGTTCCCTAAAATTACTCTAGTTTTAATTGGAGCAATAACATATGGTCTTATTTACTGACGATAAAATTACTGATGAAGAGGCATTCGCAGCTATGGTAGCCCAAAAAGAAGACAATCCGACTATGGTAATTGAGAAGCCCTTTGGTAAAGCTCAATTCGGCAAAGGCCAATATGAAAAAGCTCCTTACTATTTAAAAGATTTACAAGTTAATAGAATTAATAAAAAATTAAAATTGATTAAACATAAATTGCAGGATATTAAAAACACAGTTGATCTCTTGCTAGATAGACTTAACAAATTAAGATGATTAAAACTTTGCACGAAATATTAAAGGCAAGTCCTGATATGACTTACAACGAAGCAGTAAAAGTTCAAGAAGATATGAGATCAGCTATAGAAGCTAAAGTGGCTGGAGAGAAAGAAGTGGGTGCTTGTATAACAGCTGGTATGAAAAGAGATCAAAAGGCAATGGAAAAAATGAAAAAGGAAAGAGAAATTAAAAATAAATCACTTGGGATGAAAGAGGCTCAGGCAACAATTAAAAAGCTAGAAATTGAAAACGATCTTTTACGAGATAAATTACAAGTAAAAGAATTACAAACAACCACTAACAACTAAGGAGGAAACATGGACATAACTAAATGGAAAAGCGTTGCAGTCAAAATGGAAGACTACCGATTGCTTAAAGGAATGTGCAAAGAAAAATTTAGAGCACCTGCGGGTATGATCTCTAAATTAGTCGATGATTACATTAAATTCCGTGCCAAAAAAGATGGCATTAGCATTGAAGCCTACAAGAAAAAATTGAACGGCAGATAAGATGCAGAACCATAACGAAGACGGAGATGGATTACATTCAGCCGATCTAAAGCGAATACGAAAGAGTCATACTGCAGGTATCGAAGAATTTAAAGTTCGTTTTAATGGAGTGCTCAAAACCTTAACTTTATTCGTTAATGGAGTAGAACGGAATCATATTAAAATGCC